GCGCTCAAACCTTGTCGAGCTAGCTCTGCTGCTCCATCTGCCACAGTAGCAAAAGACTGCCCTGTCTCTTTGGCTACTTGAAAAATAGCCGTTCTAAATCTATTAAAGGTAGACTCGGTGGCTTGAAATATAGAGTTTATCTCTACTAGTCTTTTTTCTACTTCAATTGTAGTTGATACAAGCTTCTTAAAGGATTGAGTGACTCCATTTAAAACCGCAGTAGTAGCTCCAAATGCGAATACACGGGCCGTAGAAGCATCTAGAGATTTTTGGAACTCTGAAGCTTGACCAGTGATTCTCCCTAAAGCTTGTTTAACCTGCTTTGTAGAGGCGTTTAAGCTTTGCGGGTTTAAGGTTACATTTAGGGATGCATTTAGACTTGTCGCCATATAGTGTAAATTACACCTATCAGCTTAAAAAGTCCTCTGCTTTAAGCTTTCCATCCCTTACCTGAGCCTTTCTCCTTAAATCTTCGACCCCGTGAGATACCTTTGCTTCAGTTTCCTCCTTTTCCACATAATCCATTATTTTTACAGGGTCGCCGCTTATATTGTCTGGTATTTTAACATTCTTCATTTTGTTCAAAAGAGCATTAGATAAAACAATCAAATTTTTTTGATAGTTAGTTATTGTTGTAAATGTCCTACCTAGCATTTCAACACTATTGCCATTTTGCGCTGCGAAGAGATCAAAAAAACCACCATACCAAGAGGCTTTTAAAACATTGTCTCTACTATTAAGTTCTTGAAATCTTTTAAACACAGTAGAGGTGGCACTTATATCACCCACATCTTTATAACTTTCCTTAAAGTCTGAATCCAAAAAAAGGCATTTTCGCATTATTCTTTTTACTTTTTTTATTTCAGCGGAATGTTCAGCACTATAAGAAGTTATTTTGGACCTTTCTGTTTTTACTATTTTTAATTGATTTTCTTGAGTCTCTATTTGAGAATGGAAAATACTCTTTTGTTTTTCATCCTGTATTTTCGATAAAGCGGCATAAGATCTTTTTAAAGTCCAATCTAAAGACTTTATTTCCTCCTCTTTGTTTATACTCCAAAACCCTCTTTTTATAGCGTCAGACACAAGGTCATCTTGTCTTTTAATACCTGACTTTACAGCAGTTTGTATATCCTCTTGCTCAAGAGACTCTATTTCGAGCAATTCAAGCAGATAGAGGTGCTTAAAATAATACTCAACTTTATTAATGGATAAACAGCTATACCCTTTAATTATTTCAAATAGATCTTTTGAACACCTTGTTAGATCTTCATCCTTCATCTGATTCTTTCTCTTCGTCAGAGAATAAATCTTTTATAGCTTGATCTATGGACTTCTGGTCGTCTCCTAATTTGTTATACCAGATACTAGCAACCCTAATTAGTTGATCATAGCAATCATCATATATTTTTTTACTTCTAAGAAATATAGGGTCTTCTAATTGAGAATCACTAGGCTCCTGTAAACTAATTAAATTTAATCTTTTTTGCTCGTAGTCATCTCCCTCAAATACAGAGAAAAGTTCTTTTTTCTTTTCAATCTCTTGCTCAAAAAAAGAAAACTTAAGAACAAGCCATTCAATAACTTTTATCTCCGCTTTAGCGTCTGCTGTTTGACTAAACTGCGACCGTATATTAACCTCATAATCATGAAGCCTTGCTTTAGTGGAAGCAAATAATTCTTTAGCTTCACTTAATTGTTCTTTTTGAGCGTCATTTAAATCTTTGGCTCCTTCGAAAAAAGCGATTGTTCTTGAAGCTTCCATATTATCAACGACAGCTTGATTCATACCCTCTTCTAGTGTCTTAGATGCCAACCCCCCAATATCTCCCATTTTTTTCGAGAGCATCGCCTTTGTTAAAAAGCCAGCATTAATATATTCATTGTATTTTTGACCAAAGAAAAATTCAGCATCTTCAAGATCTAAAATAGAGGGCTTCGCAAAAACAATTCTATTTTTTATTTTTTTCTTAACTTTTTTTGTGGTCTCCACAGGCCCGTCTTTGGTTTTTTTGACATGTGGAACCTCCTTTTCGATGGTCCTCTCGGTATGGAATGAATATAGCTCTTTCATTTATATTATTATATAAATAAAATTGCAAAAATCAACTAATAGCGCCTGTGGCAGTGATAGATAAAGAGGAATCGCCATGCTTAGTAAAACTGACATGATTAACCTTTCCCGTCTCCATGTTAGCAGCCGCAGAA